CATTCGATAAACCCAGTGTTGTCCTTATTGAAATACAACTCCAGTGTGGATTCGTGTGTGCCAATGTCTCGCTCTCCCCAACTTCCCTCAAGGAAGAGGGGAGACTTGACTGTCATCGTGTCAATCAAGTCTGCCATGATCAATACTCCGAAGTAAGCATCAGAACCCCATCAGTGAGGTAAAACGAATACTCACCATCAGGGCAATCAGTGTGAGCGATATCACGATGGCGAAGAACTTTGAGGTCTCCGTCTTGGCAAGTGATAGTGGCTTTGCCGTTGCGAACCATCAGGTAGATGGATAGGAATGGCTCTTTCTTGAGCAAAGGGTAATACTCACTGGCAACGATATCCAAGAACCAGTATGCCCCTGCTTGATCGGCAAAGTATTGAACCCCATCAGTGTGAACAAGGTTAGGGGTAAACAGGTTAGTGCGGTGATACGACTCAGTGCCATAGAACTGGGATAAGTCGATTGTTTTCTTTACAGTTTGTGTTTCCAATTTGAACTCCTAGCAGTTTGTCAAAGACCCCTTACGGGGTTTCGTCTATTGAAGACTCATCAGTTTGACTAGAATCGTGTGTTCTCTTCCATCTCAGCCCGTAGATCAATCCAGTCCTGAATGGCTTTCAGTGTCTTAGCCATATCGAACTTGGATTCAGATAGATACTCAAGGATGTCTCCATCTGCCCAACATTCCACGATGACATCCCAACCCTTGTTGTAATTGGTGTTGGCATGAAGACGAACAAACCCAATCATCTGCTCCTCGTCTATTTGCTTATCCCATATAGCTATTGTGTCTTGTAGTGTTTGCATATCTGCTCCTAGTAGGTGGTTTGTTTATTCATTCATCTAGTGAATGAGATTAAATCTTAAACCATAAATACTTGACTTGCATAGTATTTCTTAAAAATATTTTTAGCCCTTATAGAATAAGGCTTTCAAGGCGATTGATATAGCTGAGAAGTGCCTTGCTTGTGTATCAAGGCTCATAAAAATGGAAAGCATGGCTCTCTGATGCGCTCTATAAAGTTAAAAACAGGCACTATTAACTTAAAAGGTGGTCTCACCTTAACAGTGTTAGGGTTAAAGAGCGAAGCGGAACAGTGTGATGACTCCAGTAGAGAGAGATAAGAGTAAGGGATAGAAGACTATTGATGTCCTTTACAGAACTGTCCTATACTTGAGGGGTATAAATATACCCATGAGATACCTATGAAGCGATTGACCAAGAAAGAGATAGCTGAAGGCATGAAAGCAGTGCCGATTGAGACCATCATTCTAGGCTCCCAGTCTAAGCAAGGGATCAAGCTAACCAAGAAACAAAAGGCTTTCGCTGAGAATGTAGTGGCTACTGGGAATAAGACTGAAGCATACAAACGGGCTTACAACCACAAGGGCAAGAACACTACTGCCAGTAGGAACGCACAAACCATTGTGAAGTCCACCAATGTTCAAACATACATAACGGCTCTAGAAGCACAGAAAGAGGTGGAGGAATATCTATTACCCCCTCGTTTGAGGGCTATGGCAATCCATAAACTCTCCAGTATGGCACTGAACGATGACTTGCCCCCCGCACAGCAACTCAAGGCGTTAGAGCTGGTAGGCAAGATGACTGAAGTAGCACTGTTCACTGAGAGACGGGAACTGGTGCATACGATGGATAGCAACACGCTCAAGGCTAAACTCATGGATGCAGTCCAACTGGCGATCAAGAACAGTAATAGTCTGAGGGTATCGACCAAGCGAACAGCCGAGCAACTGCTCGCTGAGATCAATGACCCAGTCGATGTAGTCTCTCGTGAGGTGCATGATGATGGCAATCAGGATGATCAGGAACAATCCCAAGAGGATTCCATCTCTGAAACTGGGGATACTGGCTCTTCTTTTGGGAATTCTGAACCCCCACCGAGTGCCACCACCCCTTTTTTGCCCGACTCTGATGCAGGGCATTTGCATAGTATTTCCCACAATCAATCACCATCAAATCTCACCCTAACACCTGTTACGGTGACAAATCCTTTAGAATCAAATACTTACGAAGAGCTAAGTATAAACCCTGATATGTTAGTGCCTATAGGGAGGGGGGTGCAAAATCCTAACTGGCAAGAAAAGGACACGGTTTTAAAAACCCCCCCGTCATCTTTTTCTAATCAAAAAGGGTAGGGGGGGTATATGGATAAAGAACAATGGCTAATAATTTTGATACTGATAACGGTGATTTTCTTATGGGCAGGGATCGTATGAACAAAGAAGATTGGCTAAAGCAAAACGCTATGGAAGTAGCTATCCTAGATAAAGTAATTGCTCACTTAAAGTTGTTAAGAGATGCAGCAGCGATTTCGTCTTACCCAGGTGGGCTGAAAGATTTTGGTATTCGTAAGAAGCAAGCCTATGACCATTGGGTAGCTGGCGAAGGGGCAGGAAGTTTTGGGACTACTGCCATATATCATGGACCAAAAATTGAAGTGCCAACGAAGTTTGAACCTGGCATGGAGGATTGTGGCAAATGAGATCAACAGTAAACTATTGCAATCATTTTATGGATGACTATATGAAACCATGCACTATTTGCATTCAAATTGCTATGGAACAACAAGATTCAACACCTATTGTAACTCCTGAGCCGCCAGAAAAATACAACGAATTTAAACGCTTGCCACATGGTGCTTATAGTAAAAAACAAATTCCAATCAAACGGGAACTGGCAAAAGCAAAAAAATGGAAAGTAGGACTATGACTCCAGCACAAAAAGAAGTCTTTCATGTCATTGAAAAGTTCTGGGAGGACTTTGGCTTTGGTCCAACCATTGATGACGTCATGCGTATGACTGGCTATCGTGGTCGTGGAGGTACGGCTAGGAAAATGAAAATCTTAATTGAAATAGGGGTTTGCAAAGGGAACATGAAGTACTCTCGTAGCATTAGACCAGCGTATATCAAACTAAGGAATCTCAATGGATGAGTTGTTAGCCATCATTGACCAGCTGCCTGAAGAGGATCAAGCAAAGCTACGCCCATTGGCGTTGGCTTATCAAGATGCAGTAACTCGTGAAACTGGGCAAATTGACTTTATGAGTTTCGTAGAGACTATGTGGCCTGGCTTTATTCATGGCGAACATCACGCTTTAATGGCGACAAAATTTGAGGAGATTGCCAGTGGGAAAATTAAAAGGCTTATTATTAATATGCCTCCTCGTCATACGAAGTCTGAGTTTGCTAGTTATCTTTTGCCAGCTTGGTTTTTGGGAAAATTTCCTAACAAAAAAATTATTCAATGTTCTAATACCGCTGAACTTGCGGTAGGTTTTGGTCGAAAAGTGCGTAACTTAGTAGACGGAGATAAATATGCCAAAGTATTCCCTAATGTTGCTCTTAGATCGGATAGCAAGGCTGCTGGTCGTTGGAGTACTAATGCTAACGGGGAGTATTTTGCTATTGGTGTTGGCGGTACTGTTACTGGTAAAGGTGCTGACCTGCTCATTATTGATGACCCTCATTCCGAACAAGAAGCAGCACTTGCAGCTGGGGATCCTAGCGTTTTTGATAAGGTGTACGAGTGGTACACTTCAGGTCCTCGCCAGCGTTTGCAGCCTGGAGGATCTATTGTAGTTGTGATGACCCGTTGGTCTAAAAGAGATCTGACGGGAAAAATCTGCCAAGCAATGGTAGACCGAGATGGCGATGAATGGGAGATTATTAGCCTTCCTGCGATCAAAAGGAACAATAAACCCCTCTGGCCTGAGTTCTGGTCTTATGACGAATTAGACAAATTACGCATTGAACTTCCGCTTTCCAAATGGCAAGCCCAGTATCAACAAGATCCGACCTCTGAAGAAGGTGCTCTTGTTAAACGGGAATGGTGGAGGGTCTGGGATAAAGAAACCCCTCCCCCTTGTGATTACATCATCCAATCTTGGGATACGGCATTTACAAAATCAGAACGGGCTGACTATTCAGCGTGTACGACTTGGGGAGTGTTTTACTTAAATGAAGATAAACAGGATGCTAATATCATTTTATTGGATGCGTTTAAAGAGAGAATGGAGTTCCCCACTCTCAAACAGCGAGCCTATGATATGTATAAAGACTGGGAACCAGATTCGTTTATTGTTGAAGCGAAAGCATCTGGTGCTCCCCTTATATTTGAACTTAGAAGGATGGGTATTCCTGTTCAAGAGTTTACACCGACTAGGGGTAACGATAAAATATCTCGTGTTAATAGCGTATCTGATTTGTTTGCAAGCGGTAAAATTTGGG